GTAGGAACAAATTCTTTTGGAAAAACTACAAATACTGATTATCTCAATTATGATTCTTTCTTAGGTATACCCGCTGGACCAGACGGAGATGATGTTGGTAGTATTAAGATTCATCTTGATAAAGGAGTATTTGGAAGTGGGTTTGATGCTGCAACTTCAGTTTCTTATGAAAATATTCCATCATTAAAGTCAGTACCAAAACCAACATATAATGCAATATCTGGTCCTTTTAGTGCAGATAGTGGTTTTAGTAGTGGAGATTTTAAATTAGGACTAAGTGATGAAGGGAGAATGCAAACTTATTTACAGAGTGGTTTAAATGAAGAAAAGACCGCAGTTGAGGGAAGTATTGTCACAGATATTACTACTGGTCTTGTAAGAAGTGGTGTATCAACATTAGGAACTAAACTTGAAAATGGTGATACTATTTTCAGAGATATAAAAAACATGGGTGGTATGGCACAAACAGAATATGGTACTGGATATGGGGATGGTATTAATAATGGTTGGATGACTGGTTTGATTGATACAAGTATTAAAGATACAAGAGATTATTCAGGTCATTCAGCAGACTTCTTTATTAGAGAAAGTAGTGGTGGTAGGTTCTTGGGTAGGATTGCAAAAGATTTACAAAGAATAACAAAATGGCAGTTTCAAGGAAATGGTTTGTTATCACTTGCAAAAAATGGAGTAATGAGTTTCTTTAATCCATCTGAAAAGAGTTTTCAATTAGGTGTTCTTGCACAATATACGGCAGCAGCAGGTGGAATGTTCGGACTAAGACCAACATCAGCATTTAGTAGTATTGTAGATTTACTAACCAATGCTGTTTTTGGTAAAAGTGAATCTTTTGAATTGTACTATGAAACACGAGTTAATAAACCACATCCAAAAGTAGCAGGAGGAGCATCTGGATTTCTACAAAGGTTGAATCCATTCCCACCTGCCGACCTTGAAGGTGGAAGAACTTTATTTACACGATATGGAGAACCAGGATATCCAAAGAAAGGTCAGTTTGGAATAAAGAAACCAAAAAGAGCACATGAACTTTATGCAAGAGGATTTAAAGATAGAGAGAATGGTAGTGGATTTAATGCACTTGACTTTATAAATATAAGAGGATATGATGACACTTCTCCAGATGAATATGGTGATGTTAAAGACTTGATTAAATTTTATATTAGAGATATACGAAATGGTAAAATATTAAGGTTTAGAGCATTTATTAGTGGAATAACAGATGCAATTTCACCACAATACAATCCATATAAATTTATTGGTAGACCAGATGAAGTGTATACTTACAAGGGGACTACAAGAGCAGTTTCTTTTACATTAAAAGTTGCAGCAATGTCAAGACATGAAATGTATCCTATGTGGGAAAAATTAAACTATCTTGTTGGATTAACATATGGTAGTTATGCAGATACAAATACAGATGGTCAATATGCACAAACAAATCCTGGAATGTCAGCACCAATAACAATGATGACACTTGGTGACTACTTTGTTGACCAACCTGGGTATATAAAAGACCTTTCTATTACAATGGGAGATTCACCTTGGGATACAATTATTGACGATGAAGGAAAGAATGCAGTTGGTGAATTACCACAACAAGTTGAATTGAATATTGGATATCAATTAATACCACAACAAATACCAGATAGTTATGGAAAACATTTTGGTAAAGTTGGAACACCAGATGTTAGAGGAAAAGATGGATTACCTTGGTTACCAGATATGTATATGAATGATGGTATTTCAGCAGTAGAGAGATTTGAAGGATTGGGTAGTGGTAATCCACCGAAAACCGCAAGTGATGACCCAGGTGATGGAGGAGAAGACCCAACAGAAGGTCAAGGTGATTCTGCAAAAAAACAAGGTACTAATACTGCTAACGAAGCGTCCACTAAAACGAGATAATAGTGATGTCAAGATATAAAAACACAAAAAGTTTAGTAGATAAGAATAATAGAAATTATAAAGCCAACACCGAGTATCCAAAATTTCCTATTAAAGTAAATGATACATATTATGTTACTACACAAGGAGATAGACTTGATTTATTAGCCTCAAGGTTCTATCAAGATGTAACCAAGTGGTGGGTTATTGCCGAAGCAAACAATTTAGAAGTATTAAGTTATGATTTAAAACCAGGTATACAACTTCGTATACCAAAAACCAGTGTATAAAAAACAATGGCAAAAGAACCAGAATTAGTCGTAAAAGATATACTTACGGATTTCTTTAGTGAAACCGCAAGTTTTCATAGTGAAATCCAGAAAGAGTTACAATTAAGGTCTTTACGAAATCAAAGATATGAACCAGAACCAGGTAGACCTGTTGCTAACATTAGTCAAACAGATGAACCTGGTATGAACGCATTGTATGGGACTGGAAAAGAAAGACAGACTTGGTCAATGTTAGTTCCAGTAGATGATGTTGAATTGACTCTATACGGAACATCAATGCAATCCCAGACACCAGATGCTGAAGGAAAGGTTGGACTTGGGTTTCCAAATTCAAGTAATCCATATGGTTACCTTGCATCAAGATATGAAACCTCAATAAAAACACCATATGATATATTGAATGGAGATAATACATATCAAAATTTAGATGATAGTTTAAAGAGAAAAGTAGGAGATGTTCTTTACACAGAATATCCATTGAACTCATATAGACCATTACCTGGTTTAACAAGTCTTTCTGTAGATGCAACTCAAGTATTTACCAACACTGCTAAGGCATCAATAAAGTTGTTTAGTATGTCTCAAGTTGATTTGGTGATGAATAGTATGTTAAAACTTAATAGTCAATTTGTCATGATGTGGGGATATTCTTCAATAACACAAGATTTTATAAAAGAAAACATATATAAAGATGGAAAGTTTCAAGTACATAGTGATTTAAGACATACGATTCCAATTCTTAGTAGTGGTAGAATGTGTTACTTTGATACTAAACTTGGTTCATATGATATTGCTTTTAATTCAGATGATGCTTCTTTTGATTTAAGTATGGATTTTATCGCTATGGGTTCTGCTGGAGTTGGTGATAAAAATGTGAAAGAAAGAATGATAGAAGTAAAGAATACACGAAAAGAAGCAGAGGTAATCGTTGGAGACCCAGAACCAGTTACAGAAGGGGCAGCACAGATAATACAGAATAAAGATTCATTTAAGAAATGGATTAATGTATTAGAAAAAGGTGGTACTGGAGAAACAGAAGGGATAAGTTCATTGGTAATACCCGATGAAAAAATGTTACTGGAAATTGGTAGTGGTAAAGAAACTGATATGATAAGTTTAGAAGAAGACGATACATTAGCACAACAAGGATTTCAAGAAGATTCAGTAGTTACGGCAGGTGGTCAAGAAGTTAGTAAAAAACAAAGACATATAGATACACATTTTAACATAAATCATGAATTTGATTATCCAACTGAATATAATTTTACAAATGGAAATAACTTTCCAAAAAACGGAAAACAATTAGCAGTAAGTGTTAAGGTTAGTGGTAAAGATGAATCTGAAAATAGTAATGTGGATAGTAATACAGATGACATGGGTATAACTTATATACCTTGGGCACTATGTGAGTGGATATTAAATAACGGAATATATGATACTAAACAAGGAGTTGAATTACTTCCACAAAAATTTGGTCAGTATGTACCAGAAGAATCATATGTTGCAAGAGATTTACCTGCAATACCAGCACAAACACAAGAAGAAGCAAATGCTCAAAATAGTACTAATCCAGATGCACCACCAATGCCACCACATCCAGGAAGTCCAGCAGTTGAAGGTCATTATATCGTACAGAAAGTAGCAACACATTTAAATGTGCTACAGAGTTGTATGATACCAAAAAAGAAAATAAAGTATAAAGACCAAGAAACTGGAACTTTTTTTCCAAGGTCACAATGTCAATATACTGGTAATAACACTGGAGTTCAATTTCAATGGGAAGAAAATTTAGTTGAAGATGGAACACGATTGATAGTTTCAAACACAATCACTAATCACAGAAACTTGTTTTCAACAAACCCAGAAGTATGTCTGTTACCTGGTCAAATACCACAACCAACCGACCCAGAAATAGGTGGTCTACAACTTAAAGATTCAAACTGGCCATCCTTTGCAGTAAACGATGATAAAACTCTTGGTTACTTAAGAAACATATTAATAAACGCAGAATACTTCTTTGAAACGGTATATGAAACTGATTTAGATTCGGTATCAATAGTACAAAAAATTTGGAAAGATGTTAATAAGTCTTGTGGAAACTTTTGGGATACTATAGATATAGGAAGAAGTGATTCTCCTGGTTCAAATGATAGGATTTTAACCGTACGAGAAAAATTACCAAAAAAAGGATTAAGACCAACTAAAAGAGAGATGATAACTGCGATTGGTGATTACTATGTTTACGAAGAAGATGGTATAGAGTTTAAATACCATGAAAACTCGTTTCCTATTATAAACTTTGGAAGAGATTCAATTGTAAGAGATATGAATATAACAATGCAAGCAAGTGATGCACTCCAAACACAGAGCGTATATAGTTCTGATGTAACTAAAGGTACAAAAGATGAATCACCAATTGATGCAGTACATCGTGTAAACACTCAAATTGAAAAATTAAAAGGGGAAGATGGGGAAAGTGAACAAAAAACCCAGACGATATCCAATTTAGAAAAAAAGAAAGCAAAACTACTTAATGAACTTGAAAAATCATCTGCTACTTTTAAAACATATGAAACTTTATTATTAGATAGTGCTGGAAGAACATTATCCAAAATGAAACCAACTGGTAATGACTATAGTTTTCAACCAAATATAATACGAGAAGCAGAGGGTAAGTTATTAAAATTAATTACGGTTGGAGATAGAGCATTAAATAGTGAAGTACTTTGGAATGGAAATGCAGTACCACTACCTTTGACCGCAACTATAAAACTTGATGGTATTTCTGGAATAAACCAAAACGAAACTTGTATACTAACTTATGTACCAGCAGAGTATAATGCATTTAAAGGTGTCTTCAAGGTAGTAAATATCAAACATGACTTGTCTGAAAATGGTTGGGAAACTGAATTAACTTTGAAGTTTATAGCAGGTGCTACAACAAAGACCGATGAAAAAGGGTAGATGATATGAGTGAACCTAAAAATTTAGTAAGAGAAAAATTATTTTCAAAGGATGGTGAGTTGTATTTAGATAATAAACCATACATAGGGCCTTACAATATTAAAGCAGATGGTACTTACTATACATTATCAAGGTTTGTTGATAAAAAATCTAAGAGATTAAAAACTACAAAATCAAGTATATACCAAGATTTATTAAAAAAGTCTGGTGGTATAGATGTATCAGAAAAAAATTCAGCGATTGTTGGTCAAACCATATTACCAATACAAGATGATTATGATAAAGGATTTTATACAAGGTATTTTATTTTTAGAAAAGAAGAAAAAAACTTTACTGAAGTTTCTGAAAAAAGTTTTGGAGATGTCGGTACAAAAATAAGTGATGTTATATATGGTAAACTAAAACTTGATTGGAAAATATCTGGACCAATAAATGATGTTTTTGACTTAGATGGTGTTAGAAAAGAAGCAGGTGTTAGAGACACTAATGAAAGAATGTTAAAACGATTGGAGTTGAAACATCCAGGAATAAAAGACAGATTAAAAAATCTCATCCAATTTCGCAGAAATACTTAGTTCTACAGATTTTAGACACTACTTATATACAATGGTTATAGTAGATTCTAAACAAAAATTAGAACAACTAAATAAATTAATTGACGAACACGATTGTTTGGTAGAAGTTATACCGAGTGATTATTTTAATCATTCGTGTACTAACTCTATCTCTTTAATTATAATACAAGTCAATAAAGAAATTTGGGTTGTTTCTTACAATCATCCCGATTTAGAGTTCTTTGGTGAGGTGGAGTTTTGTTTTCTTAACAAGAAATATGTTGTAGATTCAAAAAATTTCTATCATTACTTTGATGAACCCAATGTGATGGATGTAAACCTTATAGCATATCTAAGTGGTATTTCTCTTATAGAATGGAGAAATCATGTAACTAATACACATGAACAAATGTACAGACAATATCGTGATGTTAAGAATTGTAATCATTTAATACCTTTAACTAAACATTTAGAAAGAGTAGAAAATCTGTTTGAAGATGTTAGTAGAATGTTGGGACAAGCAAACTTTAATAAAAAATGTTACGAGTGGTATAATACTAATACAATAAAAACATATTCAAGACTTGAAAAATCTGGTATAATGACTAATGGTAAATATTTAGAACATTTTCCAGATACAACAAACCGACCTATAAAGGGGTTGGTGTATTCTGAATATAACCTATACACAAGTACTGGACGACCATCAAATAGATATGGTGGTGTTAACTTTGCAGCACTTAAAAAAGAAGATGGTACACGAGAGAGTTTTACAAGTAGATATGAAAAAGGTTCTCTTGTTAGTTATGACTATGATGCATATCATATCAGATTGATAGGAGAACAAGTTGGATATGATTTCAAAGATGGTTCTATACACGAGGAATTAGGTAAGTTTTACTTCAATAAAAAGAAACTAACTAAAGAAGAATATAACGAATCAAAGAAAAAAAGTTTCCAACTATTATATGGTGGTATTGATAAAAAATATTTAAGTCATGATTTTTTTAAAAGAGTAGATGGGTTCGTACAAGAAATGTGGAAAGAGTATCAAAAAGGTGTGGTAGAACATCCAATATCTCACTTTGAAATAAAGAATTTAGAGAAACCAAATCCACAAAAAGTATTTAATTATTGGATACAACATACAGAAACGGTTCGTAATACCGAGATACTTAAGGGTGTGTTGGATTATTTAGCAGATAAAAAGACTAAATTGGTTATGTATACTTATGATAGTTTCTTGTTAGACTTTGACATGAACGAGGGTGTGGAGGTGTTAAAGGGTGTGCAAATGGTATTAGAAGATGGGAATTACCCAACAAAAGTAATGGTCGGAAAAGACTATTCTGAGGAAGTAAACATAACAAATAAGTTGAGAACTTGATATTTATAGTAGGAGAATAATATGATTTTAACAGAACAAGTAATAAATGAAGTTTTAGAACGCCTTAATGAAAAAGTTGATACAAAGGTAGACTTGACAGATGATAAACATCTTGCTAAATTAGAATATATCATGCTCTTTGAAATGAATTTCCCGTTATCAGAGACTCGTACTATGTTAAAAAGATTAACCGAAATNTCTCCAACATCAATGGTTTCAAATCCNAATCCNAAAGGAAGACAAGANAAAGTTCAATATCAATATGCTCAACAATGGATGGATGATAACCCAGGAGCCAAAACGAGTGATNATTTTAAAAANGATGTTNNNAAAGANAAAGATGCTGAAGTAAAANCTAAAAAGAAAANACCNATGANNNCNAAAGANANAAAANGAGANGNAAGGGTAGTAAAAGATTTAGATGAGATAAACAAGGAGACAGACCCTATAAAACGACACGAAAAAATGAAGGAGTTGGTTCAAAAAAGAAGAGAAGAAATTTACAATATGGAAGACTTACCACCAGGAAATGAGGGTTCTACATTAGGAGAAATGGGTGGTGGTATGGCATTAGAAGACCTTTCAAATGACCCTAACATATCGGAAGATGATTGGATTGATGGGGAACTCAAAAAGATGGAAGGTGGTAAACTACTCAAGAAAATGGGAGAGAAGAAAGCCAGAGCGTGGTTAAAAATTGCATATCAAACTGGAAAGAATGAGTTAAAACAGATTCAAGATAATAAAAATTACAAAGGTAAAAAACCACAAAAGTCACCATTTCCAACTGGTCATATAATGGACTATCATGGACAAAGGATGGTTAAAAATGAATTAGAAAAAAGGTTGGAAGACTCTAAACAAAGTGGTGATGAAAAGGCAATACAACATTATAAAAAACAATTGGGTTATTTGAGTGAAAGAGGAGAAACCGATACGGGGGTTTTATACGAAACGACAGATGGATTGATAGGATTTAAACACACCTCAAATAAAGCATCTCTAACCGACCCACATTCAAATAAGACGATTGGTTCTAAAGCAAAATCTATGAGTGAATCTGCAGATAGACAAAAAGAAAGAGGACTTTTCTCTGATGAACAGATAGAAAATTCAAGAACTGCAGTTCAAGAGGCTACACGAAAAGCAGATAAACTTGTTAGAAGTACAGACAGACAATCATCTACTGATATGAATACAATTGGTAAAGACAAAGAAAGTAGAGAAAGTCTAAGAAATAACGCAAGTGGNTTTCTTGGTAATCTACCTGGTAGTGCAGCAACAAAAGGAAGTAACTANGCAGACAAAGTAAGAAAGAAAACGGGTAGTGACTATGGAGAAATACGAAAAGAATTAATTTCTATGGGAATAGACCCAAACACAGCAACGGATAATGAAATATTCAGAGGAATGCAAAGAGTATTACGAAATGGTGGACCAGTTGCAGAAAAATCTCATTCGTTACTTTCTAATTCAAAAGAGGGAGAAGTTGTTTCAATTGGTAAAGGTAAGTTTGCTAAATTAGTAATGATAGATGGAAAACTTGAACCAAGGAGTTGTGATGAAAGTGGAGCACCAGCATATGCAAATAATAGTGGTAAGTTAGTATATAAATTAGCAGAGTTGATAAAAACAATGAGAACTAAATTAACTCAAGCAAAACCAAAAGGTTGGAAGTCTAACTGGCCAATGGAGAAACCATACAAAGATAAAGATTTAAAAGAGTTTGGAAAACAATACACACCAGCACTTTCTAAAGACCAAATGAAATGGATTTTAGAATCCGAAGAAGCAGATGGTTTAGAGAATACAAACGAAGTAAGAAAAAGAGGGATGGACGCCTCACATGAAGCATTAGTAAGTGGAATACAAAATTCTGATAAAGAATTGGATGGGTATGATGAAGATACAAATGGTAATGTGGTAGATGAAAATGGAGACAATGGTCCAGGAACACAACAATATGTTGATTCTTTTATGGAAGATATGCATTGGAATTTGTATATTGATGGAGACCATGATGGTGTTGGTGATATGAGTATTGGTGGACAGAATGTAACACCACCAGACTTCAGAAAATGTTTAGCAGACCTATCTAAATTTCCAGGTGACCCAAACGATAAGAAAGCATTAAAAGCACATTTAAGAAAGAAAACACGAATTAATGCAAAAAAGAGTACAAGTAGTGAAACATCTGCTATTAGTGGTAAAAGTAAAGATGCTCATATATCTTTTGATACTATGGTACCAGATACAAGACGAGGAAAAGAAGAAGGAGCTATGAGACCTATTAGTGTTGGAGAAGAAGCATTCAGAAGTAAAGGTGTTGGTAATAATAGTGTCGTTGGTGGACTTGGTTTAGATATGCAAAATTGTCTTGAAGGCAAGATGAGCGATAGGAATAAATAATGAACACTCAATTACTATGTTCGTTCTCTCAAAGAAGAGACTATAAAGATATTGTTGACCTTGTCAAAGATAATTATGATGTTGTCTTCAATAAAATTTATATTCTGGAAAATGTTGAGAATCATAGGCAGATGATGTTAACTTATAATGTTAACAAAGGAAGTAGTATACACTTACCACATACAATTTCTTTACACAGAAAGAAACACACTAATTCATTGTACACTATAAACGCAATTAACGAAATTGTGATATTATTAAATGATGGTTCACTGGATAAAAACTTTCCAATCCCTTGGGAAAATTATCGTAACTCTATGTTACTTACTGGTGATGAAGGGTTAAAAGTTATCAAAACAAAATTATTTAAAATAATTGATGTTTAGTAAAAAAAACACTTGACTTGTATAGGGTTTTAGTGTTATATTCAAGTAATAAATAAAGTGGTTATAAAAATGAATTTACCAGAAATAGAAACAATAGAAGATATGGATACGCAAATGTCAATATCACATTGGGATTTAATAAATGTAGCAGAAGAATTCCAACGGAAAGGATTTTACATTGGGATATTTACTGGACTTGGATTAGTTGGGTTGTTTGCATTACTAAGGAATGTGATATGAAAACAATAGAGCTTGAAGAAATAGCACCTTACATGAACGAAACTCCGATTTGTGAGCAAACGTTTATTGATTGTGGATTTGAGAGAGTAGATGTTTCGGTGGAAGAAAGTGGTGATGACATGCCCACTCATTATTACACATATGATTTCGGAACTACTTATGACCCATCATTAATTTCAGAAATGGACTTTACAGGAGTTCAACTATTTAATGAAGAATATAAAACTTGGCATACTGAAGGTGAATTACAAATGTTGTTTATGTTGTTTTTAAAAGAAGAAGAGAAATAAAATGGATTACCCGACAGATTTTAATAAAAAAAGACCCGGCCCTTGGGATGATGAAACAATAAAATTAGTTGGTGAGTACCCAAGTGATTTCAAATCATCAGTATCGGTACAAGAAATACAACAAGTTTTTGAGGCGTACAAATTCTATAATGGTAGAATGATAGGCGGTAGTAAATCGGGATATAGAAATATGCATCTTGATGATTTAATAATATTTAATGCAAATATATTGATGCCAGATGTTGGTAAAGTATGGTATGGTGACTTAAATCTTACCGAAGATTATTTGGTGTTGAGAGAAATTGCACAAAATTCAAATACAGAGCTATATGTGCTGCGGGAAAGTGATGGGCGATTTGGTGAAGAGGACAAACCGATTGATGAGTTGGTTAAAAAGTCAGTTTGGAATACTACCGAAGATAAACCAACTTTAGAATGGTATAAAAAGAAAATGGATAAAATATATAATAGATGAGAAAAACTTTAACATACGATGATGTAAATATCGTACCGAAGTATTCGGAATTGGAATCTCGTGAAAATGTCAAACTCAATACACGATTTACACAGAATACAGATAGGTTTTCAGGACATGAATATGAAACTTGAAAATAAAGCTTGACTTATATAGTAAAAGTGTTGTATATTTAGGTATGGAAAATGGGGATAGTACAACCATTTTTAAAACAAAACAAATAGGTTATAAATGAAAGTAATAGAAAAAAATTCTCGTGAAGTTATAGTAGTCCAGGAATCAGAATATAAGGATAACAAATTCGTTGATATCAGAGTTCATGGTAAAAATGATAATGATGATTTAATACCAACCAAAAAAGGTGTAGCATTAAATCCAAAGTTTGTTCCACAATTGATTGAAGCACTATTAGAACTCGCAGAAGAAAAGGAATGGGAAAATTTCAAAACTAATTAAAAATAAATTGATGTTTCCGTATTCAGATAGATACTTATTTTTGGTTACAGAAATAGTAACTAAATAATGAATAATAACAAAATAACAATAACAAATACACTTAAGGAGAAACAAAATGGCTCTTAATTTAGACCAAATCCGTAATCGTCTCAATTCACTTCAGACAACAACCTCAAGAACAAATAATATGTATAAACCACAACCTGGTAAACAAGTTGTTCGTATTTTACCTTATAAGTTCGCAGATGACACCACAGTAGGTGGTGCTTTTATTGAGCAGTACTTTCACTATGACATCAATAAAAGAACATATCTTTCACCGATTACTCGTGGTAATCCAGACCCTATCCAAGAGTTTGCAGAAAGACTAAAATCTACTGGTAGTCGTGAGGATTGGAATCTGTCTAAGAAACTCACTCCTAAACTTCGTACATTCGCAGCAGTGATTGTTCGTGGTGAAGAGGGTGAAGGTGTCAAGTTTTGGGGTTTTGGAAAGATGGTATATGAAGAATTACTATCTATCTTAGCAGACCCAGACTATGGTGACATCACAGACCCAGTAAGTGGTAGAGATGTTCAAGTTGAAGTAAAAATGCCAGAAGAAACTGGTAAATCTTATCCAACAACAACGATTCGTGTTAAACCGAATCAAACTCCAATATCATCAGATGAAACTCAAATGAAGAATTTCGTTGAGAATCAAACCGACATGAAAGATATTTTTCAAGAAATGTCGTATGATGAGTTGAAGGAGATTCTTCAGAATTGGTTGAACCCAAGTGATGATGAAGATGAAAAAGTTGTTGCTAAAGAAACAGCAACTCCAACCGAAACAAAGTCTACTGAAAAAACAACTTCGGCAGATACGACAAAAGTCACTAATGTAAGTGACGCATTTGACGAATTGTTTAATTCATAAAACGACAATCAATATAGTGGGTGGTATCCTACAGAACTAAGCGATGAGATGGCTGTGTTTGTACGCCTAACTACCCACTTTTTTACATAGAGGAAAGAAATTAATGAAAAAGAAAGAGACAATACGAGACGAACTTGCCGAAGTACTTGCTGATAAATTAAATAATCAGTTCAAGGATGGTAAAGTCGCATATTTTCTTGATGGGGCTACTGAGTCACCATCTTCAATTAAAGACTGGGTTTCTACTGGTTCATCAATGTTAGATTTAGTAATATCTAACCGAGCAGATGGTGGTTTACCCGTTGGTCGTATAACTGAGGTTACAGGTCTTGAAGCATCTGGTAAATCGTTATTGGCAGCACATACTCTTGCAAACACTCAGAAAAAGGGTGGAGTGGCAGTTTATATTGACACAGAGAGTGCCGTTAGTCATGACTTTTTAGAAGCAATAGGTGTTGATTTAGAAAAAATGTTATATGTACCACTTGATACAATTGAAGACATATTCTCTGCTATAGAGCATATTATAGATACGATTCGCAGTTCAGACAAAGATAGGTTAGTCACAATTGTGGTTGATTCAGTAGCCGCAGCATCTACGAAAGTTGAGATGGAAGCAGACTTTGATAAAGATGGTTATGCGACAACTAAGGCAATAGTAATTTCAAAGGCGATGAGAAAGGTTACAAATTTCATTAGTCGTGAAAACATATGTCTCTTATTTACAAATCAATTGAGACAGAAGATGGGTGTTATGTTTGGAGACCCTTGGACAACAAGTGGTGGGAAGGCGTTAGCATTTCATTCTTCTGTTCGGTTGAGACTAAAAAACCTTGGTCAGATAAAACAAAAAGTATCTGGACAAGACCAAACAATTGGTATCAAAACCAAATGTCAAGTAGTAAAGAATAGGATGGGGCCTCCAATGAGACACGCAGACTTTGATATCTACTTTGATTCTGGTATTGATGATATTGGTAGTATATTAAAAGTTCTTAAGAACTATAAACTTGTTAAGTCTGGTGGAGCGTGGTATACATTAAAGATTGATGGTAAAGAAGATATCAAGTTCCAAGCAAAAGAATTTGAAGAAATACTTAATAGAGATGGTATGAAAGAGTATTTATATGAATTGATTTGTGACAAACTCATTATGAAATATAAAGAAAGACCAAACCATACTATTGGTGAAGATGTTGAATATGATAACGAAGTAGAGGGATAGAGTATGCCAAAGAACTATTTGGAAATGTTCAATGACCTTGTAGACGAAAAAGAACATCAATCAAAGTTTTCAGATAAGAACGACAGAATACTTTTAATAGATGGTCTGAATACATTCATACGAAACTTCTCTGTTAACCCAGCAACAAATGACGATGGTCTTCATGTCGGTGGGTTAGCAGGGTCTCTTAAATCAATTGCATTAGCAATTAGAACAACATCACCAACTGCTTGTATTGTTGTTTTTGATGGTAAGGGTGGTTCTACTAAACGAAGAAAGTTATTTCCAGAATACAAAGCAAATAGAAAAGTACATCGTAGACTAAATAGAACTGATTTTCACGATGGTATAAACGAAGAAGAAGCAATGAAAAGACAAATTGTGAGACTCTTTGATTATTTAGAAACACTACCTGTAAAGACTATGATGTTTGATGGTATGGAAGCAGACGATGTCATAGGATATGTATGTTCTAACCTATATCCCGATTCAGAGAAAGTAATTTATTCAATGGATAAGGATTTCTATCAACTGATAAATGACAAGGTCTCTGTTTATAGTCCAATCAAGAAGATGACAATTGATGAGAAATGGATTGACCATGAATTTGGTATGACACCAAATAACTATTTAATATACAGAACATTAGATGGAGACAAATCTGATGACATAGATGGTGTTAAAGGTTGTGGTCATAAAACTCTTCAAAAAAAACTACCTCTTTTGTTTGATGAAGAGATAGTTAATATAGATGATGTTCTTAAGTATTCCAACGAACACAAATCAGAAGCAAAGGTTTTAGAAAACATATCAAATGATGGTAAAAAATTACATAGAAATTATAAACTTATGCAATTGTTAGATGTTGACATCCCAGCAAGAGCAAAATCAAGAATACGAAGTATCATGGATTCCAATGATGGTGGTCTTCGTAGAGGAAGTTTACATAGAATGTTATTAGAAGATAAGATGTTTGATTCATTCAAGAACCTTGATTACTGGCTTCGGTCTTCTTTTACAACACTACAAGCGTTCTTGAGTTCTAAATGAGTCAAGTAGAAAACTTTACAAACTACGGAAAAGCATTTCAATCAAAGACAATTGTCTGTTTAATAAAAGACAAACTATTTATACAACAAATATTAGATATCTTAGAAACAAAGTATTTTGAATCTGAGTCTGATAGGTGGATTGTTGATATGATAAAATCATATTTTACAAAGTATAAAAAAGTTCCAACTATGGACGCAATAAAAGTAGCACTATCTGAAATAGATAATGATATACTAAAAGTGGGTGTAGTTGAGAACTTAAAGAATGCTACAAAGTATGTTAGTGCAGATGATTTAGAATTTGTTAAGGAGAAATGTATTGACTTCTGTAGAAACCAAAATTTAAAGAACGCTATATTACAATCTGTTGACTTACTTGGTGCTAAAAACTATGATGGTATCAAGAAGTTGGTTGATGACGCAATGAAAGCAGGTACTGAAAGAGATATTGGTCATGTTTATATAGATGACATTGATTTGAGATTTGAAGAGTCAGCAAGAAAGTGTGTTCCAACTGGTTGGGATACTGTAAATGAATTAACTGGTGGTGGTTTAGCAGCAGGTGAACTTGGTGTTGTTGTAGCACCAGCAGGTATAGGTAAGTCTTGGGGACTTGTCGTAATAGGTGCGGCTGCAATTAAGAAAAAATTAAATGTTATACATTACTCGTTAGAGTTAAATGAAGCATATGTTGGACTAAGATACGATGCATCATTTACTGAGATAGCAATGCAGAATTTGAAATGGGAAAAAGAACAAGTAGAAAAGAAGGTAAAAGCATTACCAGGAAATTTAATACTGAAATATTTTCCAACAAGAACGGCAACTGTAAATTCACTTGAAGCTCATATTGAAAAAACCATATTAGCAGGTTATAAACCAGATATGATTATAGTTGACTACGCAGATTTACTCAGAGATATATCAGCATCTAAAGAACACAGACACGCACTTGGTAATATCTATGAAGATTTGAGAGGATTGGCAGGAACATATGAAATACCAGTATGGACTGCTTCACAAGCAAATCGTTCATCATTAGAAGAAGATGTCATTGACGCATCTAAGGTAGCAGAAGCATATAGTAAAGTTATGACAGCAGACTTTGTAATGAGTTTAAGTCGTAAGGTCAATGATAAGATTTCTGGAACTGGTAGATGGCATATTATCAAAAATCGTTTTGGACCAGATGGTATGACTTTACCTTGTAAAATGGATACCTCTAATGGTCAAATTTTCATCTATGATGAAAGTTCAAGTAATGGTCAAGAACAACAAGGTAAGATGAATCAAGGTTCAGAATTTGTTAGAAAAGAATTAGCAAAAAAATTCAGTTCAATGGGGTAAATAGTTTACCGAAATATATGAATATAAGACTAATTAGAATAGTGAAGAAGAATATTTTAA